CACCTTGATATGCTGTGATATAAGCAAGTCCTGTATTACTGCTGCCAATGTTGATTGTTTCTTCAATGGTTCTATCTAATCGATCAATTTCTTCTGTAACAGCACGATTGGTGCTATAGGCTAAACCATTGTGCATTTCAACTGTAAACAGCCAAGGCACATTACTAGCAAGTTCTGCTGTGCGTAATAAGCCGCTGCGACTAATTGTTTGGCCGCTGGTCTTGTGGCGGTCAATTGTGATACTGCTTGCGTTGTTAACTATCGTTTGTATACTCATTATCTTACACCTGCTCTTTTGCCGCCAACTTGTGTTACACTATAAATGAACTGGGGATCTTGACTTACTAGTGCTTTGAAACTTGGCGCATCTACTGCACTAATGTTATACACAACCTGTGTCATTCCACCACCATATTCACCACCTTCCATAAGTCTTGAATTAGGAATCACTGTGCCAGCGCGACCAAAGCGTACCATCTCAGGCCCGCGCTCCCCAACTAGGTATGTTTTACCTGCTTGTACTGGACCGCCATTGGCTCTTGGGCCGCCAAACATACTAGTAAATATGCCACTGCCAGTACCAAATACTGCACCAAAGATACCTTTAACAATATTTTGTGCTGCCATTCTTGCAACATCTGCTAGTATACTGTTAATCAAACTCTTAAAACTTAGTTTGCCTGTCATTACAAAGTTTGTAAATGCCTCTTCTAACCCGCTGGTTAAATTACTAAACTGTGTAGCAGCATATGCTGCCATATCTTCAGTGCTTTGTAGGTATTGTTGATATGCTTGTTCCCAACCGTAAGCAAAAGTACGCTGTGTTTCAGCAAAGCCTAATTTGTCTGGTGTTAGTTCATCAAATGATTTTAATGTTGCTACTCTACGCACTTCAAGATTTGCAAGTTCTCCTTGTAATTCAGCATCATTTTGATCTTTGTATTGACGACGCAGAGCGGCTGCTCGCGCAAAGAAATCATTTTCAATGGCAAATCTTTCGCCCATTCGTTCTTTCTTAGCCTCGTTGAATTCACCATCCAACTGCATCATCTGATCAAACTCTTTGCGAGCAAGATCTGCGTTAGTGCCAATTTCGCTCATTGCTTGACCTTGTGCAAATTCTTTTTGTGCAGCGTCAATTTTCTTTAATGATTCTTGTGCAGTAATGCCTAATTTCTTGTATAGATCTTCTGCTTCAGTCAAGTTCTTTAGGCGATCAGCAGCAGACAAGTTTTCAATGCTGTTAATCTTTCTAACAACTTCATCATATTCTTCACTGTTCTTTAGGCGTGATTCTTCTAACTTCTTAGCAAGTTCGCCCATGCCAATGCTCTTTAGTTCGCTGTCAGTTCTATCATTAAGTGCTTTGATCTGATCGCGAATCGCCTGTACATATTCTTCTGCTTTCTTGCGAGCATTTTCTATACGCTCGGCTGCACGGTTCGCCGCAGGATCCGCTCTGGCTGGACCAAGTGGAATGTCGCCTTCAGGATCTGTCCTTGGTGTTGCTCTTGCTGTTTCGTCTTCCAATTTAAAACGAAAGCCAATTGCTGGTGCGTTTGCAAATGCCTGCCTTGCATTGCTCATTGCATTGCTATATCCGGCTTCAAGCGTACTCATAAAAGTACGATCATCAAATGGATTCAATGCTGCTGCAATTGCACTAGCAACAGCAGGCAGTAGTGTGCTTAAGAATGCTTTGAAACCTTGCCAGCCAGCAATTAATACATTAACTGCTTCAATACCAGCGTTGGCAGCACTCTTCATTGCGTTGCGGAATTTTACACTTTCATTCCAAAAGTCAACCAACGCTACAATAATTGCTGTAATTGCTAATGCAATTGCTGTAAAGGGATTACGCATCATCAATGCTTTCATCGTATTGAAGAACTTAACAATCATAGCCAGTGCAGCAGGACCAAATGCTACGGCCATACCAATTGCCAGCAATTCTAAGTTGCGTGTTAAGAATCCAATTAGACCACTAATTGCACTAAAGATACCAGTGTTTTGTTCCAGTGAACCAAACAACGAAATCATTTTGTTTTGCAATTCTACAATTCGTTCACTGATGGTTGGTACTGTTTTACCAAACTTTTCATCAATGTCTTTGCCCATTTTCAGTGAGACCCAAGCCAATGTTTCAGCAGTAATTCTGCCTTCGCTGGCTAACTTCTTAAGGTCTACTTTGGCATCACCTGTGGCTTTGGCAACTTCTTCTCGCAATCTACCCATAAACACAGGACTGTTTTCCATCAATGAACGGAATTCGTCACCATTAAGTTTACCTGCAGCCATTGCTTGGCTAAACTGCAACATAGCACTGGCTGCTTCTTGTGTGGTAGCGCCACCTACTTTGGTTGCCTTAGCAAAAGTTTCTGTAATTTGTCCTACTTCTTGCTGACTTAGTCCTAGGTCTTTGGCAGCAATACTTAATCTTGTGTACAGTTGTCCTGTTTCAGTTAGGCCACTGCGTGTTGCTGCTGCTACACGCTGTATCTCTGCCATTCTTTCATTGGCCTGTGCTTGACTATCACTGAAAGCATTAACTTTGTTTTGTAGATTGGTATAACTATCTGCTGTGTTTGCAACATAACCCACAATCTGACTGCCAATAAAAGCATTGACAGCATTAGTTAATCCGCCTATTGCACCACCAGCGCCACTTGCTTTAGTTTTTAGACCATCTACTGCGCGACTTGCACGACTAATACCAGTTTCAAATCCTCTGGTATCCAGCGTTAATAAGACTTTAATTTCTTTTGCCATTATAGTTTACCCAAATCTCGTTCGAGGATATCCTCGTAATAAGTGATAGTTGGGTCACTCATACCACTTGGCGCTTGACGACTGTGACCTTCATCAAGTTTACTAGCATAACCATAGTTGGCTCTAATAACTTTGCCGCGTGTATTTGTATTGCGTTTAGCATTACCAGTATCAATTGGTGTAATGTTACGAAAATGTGTGCCGGCCTTTTGCCAGTCAGCATTAGCAGTTTTTAAAATGTCTTTGAGTAGACCTTTAAATTCTTTGTCATCGACTTTAAAACTAATTGCCACGAACATTCTCCATTAACTGTTTCAATTGATCTTGGCTTGCCTTTGGTGCTTTTCCTTGTGCTTTGGCATCCTGTGCCTCGCGATAAGAAATTGCAACATCAAACACCCAAATATCTAAAGTGTTAGCATTTGCCAACACTTCTGAAGGGAGCATACCATACCGTTCGCCCAGCGCATCTAGCATCAAACAGGCGTGTAGTTCTGCGCTCCCTTCATTGAGCGAACTACCAGTTACTTTCCCAATTGTTCTACGACTTTGTTCACGCACTTCATTAATAGGCCAGCAGGCAGCACATGACCATCTGTCATGACCTTGTTACCTTCGCTGTCTAAGATTAGTTCGCTGCAAAATTCAATGATCTTACCGTAGTCATCTTCACCGGCACCGGCAAATTTTACAAATTTTTCAATGGGCTGTTTGTCGTACACCCAAAACTCTACGGCTTCACCATATTTCTCAATAGTGTCTTCATCATCAAGTGTGATGCTTAGTAGTTGAGGCTTGCTTGCTAAATTTTTGAGATTCATATCTTCATATCCTTTTTTAAGTAATGCACAGCAGTTAGCAAGAATGCTATTCTACTGCGGCTTTTGTTTATATCTGCTTCAGCGCATTTTAATTCATTCTGCGCTTTGGCTAATTCCTGTTCCAGCGTCTTTATTATGTCCGGCTGGGTTAGATTCTCCCACATCTGCATATGTTTCTTCCTCTATATCTATTTTAATATTTATTTGTTTTGCAGGTTTTCCACCCGCTAACACATCCATTTCTGCTTGACTATAAGTAACATCACCTACAGCAAAACGATGGTCTGGTTGTGCTTTACGCTTCCACTCATGGTAGCGTTCAATTGTACTCTTATCCATGTTTATCTCCACATAAACAATGAGGGGGTTTCCCCCCTCATTGCTAGTTTGCCTATCGTTATAGTGTTACATCGCTACCGAAATCGCCATCAACCTCGATGGTTACAGGAGTTACCCACAGGGGCGCATCAGGATTGACGGTCGGAGCAAGTCCGCTAATAAATCCTGAACCACTTAGGTAATTTTGTCCTGCTGTTGCTCCGTTGAATGCAATCTCAAAAAAGACACGAGTCTTATTCTTGCTGCAACCATAGATACCAGTATTAGCAACTGAGTCAGTCAAACTTGCATTACCAAAGAATGCCTTATCGTCAACTACGACGTTAAGTGTTACTTGGTTTGTTGCAGGTGTTGTTGCTGCACTTTCTGCTGTGGCATCTAGGGTTTTCCAACGGAAAACGCCAGTCGAGTTGTTGATAGAAATATCTTGCAAGTAAGGCACGATTAATGCCGGTGTTGCTAAGACGTTAGCATTTGCTGCTGTTGCACCAAGGGCTAATATTGCCTTATTACCTGCACTTGTGTTAATTACTGCCATTTTATTTCTCCTATGTTAAACAGTTGTAAAGTTATACTCTAAAGTATATGTAATAATATCGGAATCAATTTGAGAAGTTACGTCAACGGTACTCACAACCGCACTAATATTGTTCTTTGCCAACATTGCTGCGTTGATGGTTGCTGTAATGTTTGCTGGCTCAGTCTTTGCATCATGAGCCAAGTAAACATTGATTACAGTTTCTGTCTTGTCTAGCACAGCATTATCTAAGGTTGAAAATAATTCGACAAAAGCGGGTTGCTGTTGATCGGCATAAAATGTCCTTAGATTTTTTGTGTACAAGGTAGTACCATCAGGACTAGTAGGATATTCACTGCTCATTCTAAAATTAGAATAAGATGCAATTCTATTTCCTATTGCTGTAATTAGATCATTTCTAATTGACATTATCTAATCCTTACCACATTGCGCTTTGCACGAGTTCTGCGATTCATAAAATAACTTACGGCCTTTTCATTGTTTTGAACAGTACCATCGTTATTAAAATCATACCAGTCAGCAATTGCGATTAACTCGTTGTAGAGATCTTCGAATTTGCGTCCATAGTAATCTATCTTAGTCATATCAGCACTTGTTTCACCAAACTGTGCTACTAGCGGAAGGATATACTCCTTGATCGCATAGTAGACACAGAGATCGGTAAACTGCTGTTGGCGGCCTAATGCATTTGTTGGATCTATAAGATTTGCATTTACATTAGGCAACACATTTAAGTCGCTGATAGGGCTACCCATAAAACTGTTATAGCCCTGCCACCAAGTGCTGGTTTTGATTTTTAATAGAATGCGCTGAGTACTCTTTTTCAGCATGTCTTCTATGAAGGTTGGAATATCCGCAAACCCACTTTCGGAAGGTAAGCGGATTTCGTTTTCTTCGAGAAGGCGTTGGTCTTTTTGCAGAATGTCTGTGTACTCTGCAAAACTTTGAACATTACCTGCTACAATTATGAATGCCATCGCCGTTCTCCTCTATTGAAACTTCTATTAAGAGTTGCCTACTGGTAAGTTGTTTGAACGATACCAACTCATACCTGCTGCCTGGCCGATAAGACCTGTTAGCAATGAGCGGTTACCGATGTCACTTAGGTTACCAATAGCAGCCTGTGTTACGCTGTTCAACTGGCTAGCAATTGCAAATTCGGTGGCTGGGCCAACGAATGCAACATATAGACCATCCTGACCAACCGGAGCATTTACTGCACGGAGGTTGCTCACTGACTTAGCAAAGTTGGAAAGTGTTAGAGCACTTGAACCAATTACGCTTGAGCCATTCAACTTACGAACGAAAGTTGGATAGATGTTGTTGAAACCGTTACGAACTGTTGCACGGAACTGGTGAGTATCTAGATCTGGATCAAACCACATCTTAACAGTTGGCGCACGCTTTTCTGCATAGCCTAGGGCCATCGGAGAAATTACATAGTTAACTTCTGAGTTTGTTGAAGTTACATTTGCGTTACCATCCTGTTGTACAGTTGTGTTACCTGAAGCACCGCGAAGTGTTACGAAACCTTCAATGTCTGTTGCCTGAGCAAGACCAGTTGAAAGTTGTGTTAGTAGTGCGTTACGAACTACTGACAAGCCACCATCTTCTAGTGATTCCTCTGTCACGTCACCGGCAACGCCCTTCTTGGTCATTGTGATGTTAACATTGGTTGGCTGAACATTGGTGTTAGCAGAGGCTTCAATTGAAGCACCTTCTGTAATAGTTGCGCCCTGTGTAAAGGCGTTTAGTTTTGGTACACGAACCACATAGCCTGTTTCGCCAGCAATGCTGAAACGATTAAGGATAAACGGTGCGTTTGGTAGCAATACCTGGTCCGAGAAAAAGGGCATGAGATCGGTTACGATATCAGTGTACAGTTGCTGGACCGAAGATTGTGTTGTTGGTGTTGGCATTTTATTCTCCTATTCGGTTAATTTTTATCTGGTGGGGCCATTCCCACGGGTTTTACGAGCCTTGTCGATTTGTTTCATTACCATATTATGTGTAATGTCGCTTCTACTTAGACTTGGCTGATATTGCCTAATCTGCATATAAGCATTTCTATATTCTGTATCACTGGCTAGTTTTGAATCATCTACTGCTTTCACAGTATTTGGGCTTTCGCCTAGATCCACTCCTGGTTCAGCGTTAACAACACTTATACCTTTCTTACCAAAGTTAAGACCTAGTGTGCGACCAATTGTTTCCACAGCGGTAGCATAATCGGGTCTTTCACCGTCAATGGTAAAGAAATCATCACCATTGCGTAATTGGAAACTTGAACCTTCTACAGCAAACATATTGCGGGCTTTCATTAAGTCTACAACAGCGGTTTTCTGTTCTTGGCTCCAACTTCCAGGCATAGCACCATGTAAGTTAGTCATATGATCTTTTAACAGCAACTCTGTTTTTAGTTGACTTACTGTTTTTTGCAGTTCGTCTACTGTGGCTTCGCGTTTGGCAACCGCTTGCTTGAGTGCTTTGACATCTAATGTGTGACTACCATCTTCTGTGAATTGTGTAGTCTTTAGTGTCTTGATCACATCTTTAACATTGTCTAAACTATCAACTTCTAGTTCTCTAAGAAAACTGTTCATTGCTTCGTTTTTAGCATTGCTAGCAATTTTATTTGTATCGTCGCGAGTATAAATTCTCTGACCATTCAAATAGAACTTGCCATCACGCTGTTCAACTTTAGGTGCGTCTGATGTTGTTGATTCAGATTTAGTACTTGCTTTTGCAGCCTCAGAATCTGTAACTGATGCAATTTTATCGGTTTGCACTTCCGTAACTGTGGAATCTACTTCCATTTTCTCTCTCCTTTTATTCGCTGAGTAGGCGTATTGTTATAAACTGTTTTCTGAGAAACTGGAATCAATCAATTGCTTCATACGAGTCTTGAGTTTTTCCTTCATCTCTTCTAGAAATTCGTTATTGGAATCTTCTACATATGCGTTAGATTCCATTTCTATTGGTGCATTAGTATCTGTGATTGGACCACCACCAACCCATGCATCGCAGGTTCTAGCACTGGCGCATTTGAAATCAAACGCTTCACAGTAACCTAGGTCACCTGCACTAATTGTATCCCATTCACCACCAGTTGCACCACCAGCGGCTAGGCCTTGTTGGATACATGCTTTGGTTTTAGCAGTGATGTTGAATGCAGCACAGTTGCCACAGCGTGACTGCTTGGCTTCTTCTACTGACACACTCCACTTGTCTGCTAATCTCTGCCAAAACTCATCATTGGGCTCTGAGGGATTTAGTGGACCGTATGCTGCTGTATCAATTGCTGTTTGTCTATTTGCAAGATTAAGCGCAACATCGCCTGTGGCTGGTGCACATGACACAGCATCTGTTTCCAACATCTGTGTTTCAGGCATTTCAATTTCTGTTTTAGCAAACTGTGACTCATATTCTGATATCAGAGACATTATATCTCTTACTTCAGCAATTTCTGTGGTTAAGCCTTTGCTGCTGTACAATCTGTTGTAACTGATGGTTAGATCACTGGGCATTGGCTTATTCAACCAATCAAACCATATGATCCACATCTTGTATTCCCAGTTTTCCAAACATGTGGCTTTCTTGCGAATGAATGCTTCTAGTTTGCTGTCATACTGTTCAATCTGTGCGCCACTGCGGCTTGCACGGATTAGATCCTCTGTGCGGATCATTGCGACCTGATTCATCTTGTCAATCTTTTGATCAATCAACTCGCGTAATTCTTTGATACTGTCCAGTGGCGGTGCACGGAATTCAAACACATAGTTTGGTGTGCCACCAATGCTGGCAGGTACACGCACAATGGTACCAGGCTCAGCGCCTAATGCACCATCATTGATCTTTGCTGTGTCCTCGTCAACAATGTTAACTGGATGAGCGCCATATGAGATTGAACTGTAAATTTCTGCGCTGTCACCATAGATGCTGCGCTGAATCTGTGCAATGTCAAAGATTGGTGTGTGACCAATTCCGTTATAAATTTTATTGCTTTGGTAAACTGGTTCTACTGGAATGTAACCTAGTTCATTAACGCTTTGTATTACATAGTAACCATGAGGATAATCTTCGTTGTCATCATCACCTGCAAAATATACTGCTTCGTCAGGGAGATCTACTTCTAGTTCTTCTACCTTGGGAACAAACACAATATCAATAGTGTCTTTGGTAATGTATTGGAAGATGTCCATTTGACTGTCACTGCTTACACGCAACACAATGTTTGATAGTTCTAGGTCACCGGCAGTGGTATAACTGTACTTCCAGTTTGGCACGTCAATTGGACTAAACATGCGCCAACGAGCATAGTTACTGCCCAGTGGCTTGATGCAACTGGTCCAAACTACACCATATACTGTGGTATAGATATCAACCATGCTTACAAACTCATTGATGCTGTTGCCTTCTCCATCTACGTCATTAATGAATGCGTCTATGTCTGGCAACTCTGGCAATTCACGCACTGGTGTATTGCGAAATAAGATACTGTTGTATTCACTTACATACAGTCTTGCATAGGGAAATAATGGTACATTCTGTAGTTTCTCTAAGTAGAAACTGCTCAAGTACTGTTCACCGCGTTCGTTGGCACTCTTACTATCACTGACTGCAATACTGCTGTACTTGCCTGTGAGACGACCATCATCATCCATGTCATAGGTGCGGATTACTTCGCTGGGTGTTGCATCATCAATACTGTATCTCTTAAGATACTTCGCGTCTCTGTACTCTACACCGCCCCAGTATGAGCGTACTGCAAGACGCCAGTCGTCCACATATCTAGCATACAGATCATGTGTGCCGGTTATAAAGTTTAAGTAATCACTCAAGGTGAGTCTCCGCGGTTTTGAATTCGTCTGCCAAACGCATTTAGCGCCATAATGACGCTGTTTTATTTATCAGTACTTATAAAATCACTGTGTCTTTTGACAGGTTTTGACCCAAAGACTTATATTTGTCAGGATTATAAGTCTTGTTCTTTCGACTTTGATTTCTCTTGGTCCTCTTTGCTTGTAGACGCTTTTGTCTTGCCTTGTCTGCTTTCTTCATACCTGTTCTCCTTTGTACCAAATATGCGATCCCAGTTATCTTCAAACTGTTCTCTGTATTTTATAGGGCGTAGGTTTGAACCTTTACCACCATGCCAACTCTTACTCATCTTCATCACTGTCCTTCTTATTGCCAAAGATGCGATCCCAACCATCCTTGTAGGATTGACTGCCCCCGGCTACCCGGCTACCCGATGTAGTGCCGGGACGGAATCCTTCACTGATGTCGCGTGCTTGACGCAACACAGGATCCTTAGCAATAAGACTTTCATTCTTGCGCCACTGGCGACTATTCTTTTCTGGAACGTCGGATTTCTTGTCGCTCATATTAAAGTCTCAATTGATTGTCTTTGCGTGGTGAAATCTCATTGCCATAACCACCTAACAACAGTGGCACAGCCAACAACCACCACCATGGGCTAGCATAACCCAGCACAATAGCCCAAAATAGACTAAGTCCTGATAATGTTAGCGTGTTTAATGGTCCTGTCTTAACGCTGCTTTCTTTATTCATGTACGGTACTTCTGGTAGTCGCATGGAAATCCTCCTCTGTTGTTACGACACATTGCACACCTAGTGCGCCTGTTTGACTCATATGACGCTTTACAATTAGTTCGCCATCACTTTCATCTACACACAGCCAATAGCGTGTGATTTCTTCTGTATTGTTAGGCATTAACTCTTTGTTATATCTAAACTTGCCTATTATTACTAAATTAGATTTCATCTGCCCACCCCTCTGCTACAACACTATAATGAGTGGTATCTAGACTTTCCAAGTAATCCACTAACTTGTCGTAGCAACTGTCACAATCTGGTCCTTGAATACGCACTTCCATGTTTACACCATTGCCATAGTGTATGATTACTTCTAGTTCATAGAGGTAGGAATTCATCAGCATCTCCTCCAACATAGTGTGCAGTAAGTTCGATAACTCGCGTACCGGGTGGTGTGTTCTCATCCAACCAAGCCAAACTAATGGCTTTGGCTTGCTCCAGCGTGTCACCCCTAAAGCGTTTTACATAGCCTGCGGTCTTGCGCCGCTTGCCCTCAGGCACGGGTTCAAATACTGTTAATACTAATTCTACCTGCATATCAAAATCTTCCTGTGTTGCGTCTAATTTGACTTATTGTGTCGCGATTGTAATCTACTCGCAGAGGATACAAATGATTGACCACATAACCTAATGCATCATTGAAATGATCATATCCTGTGTCTTTGCTGGGCTGACGTGTGCCTTCTTTATATGTATGCTTGCGTAGGCCCTCTATTAGGCGTTTACAGGCAGGATCCACTGACAAGCGTCTAACACCAGTGCCGCTACAAAACGCACTATTAACTGCGGCAATGCGATCTGCTACTGCGGGGTTTACTGATCCTACTTTGAGATCAAATCCTGCATTTTTGAGAATGATATGATCTGTGATACCATGAGCACTGGTTCGACGCTGCGATCCGCTGGCATCTGGATACACGCTGACACGCTGTTGAGGATAGCGGCGACGTATCTCATCCACCATCTCATGTGTGTTGGTACCATATATCTCAATCTCATCAAGTATGTGAAAGCCCTGAGGATGTTGGTAGCCCACAACAGCACAGCCCGGATCGACGTTGAAGTCCATGCCAATGTGCAGCAGAGTTCTATCATTGAGTGGTTCACTGTGTTTAACAATGTTCTCATCAGCAAACGCATAGTAGATAATATTTGTAATGTTGAGGAACTGAGCCATGTACTCTTGATTGTAAGTACGCTCATCGAGATCGGCTCGTGCTTGCTCTAATTCTGCAGGTGTAACATTGCCGCCGTCGGCTGTGGTAAACTGCCAACTGTGCCAATTCTCGTTGCTTTGACCATGTAGATAAAGATCATAAAAGAAGTCGCGTCCTTTGGGTGAACCGATGATAAGAGCACTTCCCAATCTATCACTTAGGATAGGACGAATAACACTTTGCCATGTTGTTTCTAGATCGGGAATATCAGCAGCCTCGTCTATGACCACATGGTCTGCACCAATACCGCGTATGCTGTCTGGATTGTCCGCACTTCGCAACATGATTTGACTGCCATTTACCAGTGTGATGGTAAGGTCACTTTCATTAACACGCTTGACCCAACGGATCTGCCCCAACAGTACTTTCAAGTCATCCCAAACAATTTGTTTAGCCATGCGATATGAGGGTGCAATGTACAGCACACGCTTACCAGGAAGGGCTGCTACTTTGACCATACTGCTGATGCTGGCATAGGTCTTGCCAAAACGTCGGCCGGCTGCTACGACCTTAAAGCGAGCATCACTGGCGATTATAGTTTGTTGAGGTTCTGTTAGTTTCAATCTGCATATCCATTATCTATATAACTTTAATCTTTCAACTCTAACCATGGCAGCACTTGACTGCTTTCCGTGTTGATAGGATTATCCGCAAAGCCCATAATGTTCTTTGAGAGCCAAATTTGCATGGTAGGATTCATTTTATCAATAGCGTTACTCAACATTGCTTCCATAAGTTTTTGTTTGGTAACATTGCGATAACGCTCTACTTCTTGACGAAAGTGATCGCGGAAAGTGTTTTCTTTTACACCAAAGAACTCGGCCATGTCTCTGTAACTGAGATGTAGTGCTGCTAGTTTACGCACTTGTTCTAAGGGCACAACACGCTGATTCTGATCCTTGCCCACAATGATGCCTTTTACTGTGGCTGAGCCAATTCGGCGCTGGGGTTGGACACGAGGTATTTCTACCGCACCTTCTTCTAGGTAATCCCATTCTTCAGGATTGATATCGTGCTCTTCTGTCATACTTTCCTCTCTGTGATGACCCACAGTAATCACTTTTATTCGCTGTGCGGGCGTATTGTATATTTAGTTTGAACAGTTCAAAATGGTGCTAAAAGGGCCGCCTAATGCGCTGAAGTTGATTATGGATCACTGCCTATTACTGCGGGATTGGACTCCCACGCTAATTCCACAGTACCATCAGCGCATTAGGTCTTACGCAACAGTTTATTCATCTGATATCTTCTTCACTGGTTTGTTACTTGGCTTAACACCACGCTGATTCCAACGTCTTTGGTTGCTAAGATAGTAATCTTCTTTTGAGTGTGTGCTAGGATGGAAAATGTCTTCATCATAGTACACAGTATTATTTAACACTTTTGCGTTGCTGTGTACAAAATGTTCCAGCATTGCTACTTGTGCTAAACTCAGAGGATGAACGCTTTGAGCCAATTCAAGTATGCGTCTGTGTGTGACAGCAACAGTTTTGATACTATTACCTTGTGTGGCTTTGAGTAATGCCATATGCTGTAGGGCCCAATGTGTGTTCATCTCTCAGTATTTAACCTAAAAAAAAGCACCATGCGGTTAAACATGGTGCTGGTCTATATAGACTGTGAGGGTTTTTACACAGAACCCTCTAAACTGTCACTTGGAGTGAACTGTGTCCCTAAGAATATTCTTAAGGAACTTATAGGGAATGGTGTAAAGCCGATTAAGTTCTTCTTGAGTAACCGGCGTACCTCGACGCTGACATTGTGCAATGTGCTGTTGAATTAGTTTTGATTTGTAACTGTTGTACATATTACGCCTCAATCTTGTTCTTAGCAACAATGCTACGCAAATCGGTCACAGCGTCTACAATGCTGATGTTAGCATCTGTAAGCGCATCAGCAGCAGCAAGAACAGTCAGCAACTGTGTGCTAAGTTCTTCAATCTTGCGCTGTGGTGCTAGGTTAACAAAATTTTGTGTAAAGTAAGAACTTTCAAGTTCGATGGGGGTTATAGTCGGCTTCAATGTAAGCATGTGTGTTCTCCAAGTGTCTGTAGCAAAACGCTACATATACATAATAGCACATGTAGCGTAGTTGTCAACCTTTTTTTAAAGAATTTGTTCCCAAACAGCGTCATTTAACTGCTCGAATTGAGCACCTTTAAACGCTGGAAAACTGCTCTTGCGCTGTGCATCAAGTTGCTCAACTAGTGCATCAAACTGCACACTATACTCAGCGTCACTTAACTTATATGCACTATGCGCTTTTTCGAACTGATCCAGCGCAACAAAAGCATCAATCACTGGTTGCGGAACTGCAACTCTGACATCATCTAATTCAATAAACATAGTAAAGTCTCCAAGTGTCTGTAGCAAAACGCTACATATACATAATAGCACATGTAGCGTTGCTGTCAACCAATTTTTAATTAAAAGCGATATCGTAAACTACATCATTGCGAATTACACGAGCACCAAAAACTGGTGCAGGCTCAATTCCGCGCTGTTCCCAAATCTTAACCAAACTATCATAAACAGTTTGGTCGTCATTGGTGTAAAGTTTAGCAAAAGTGTCAAGTTCTTGCTTGCTAATTCTAAAGTAGTTTGCTTCGTCTGTATCAAGCACTACAACATCATCTGCTGTAACTTCTGCGTAGTCAACGAAAGTGTTGCTAAATTCAACTTTGTCATTTACATTAATAAACATATTACATTCTCCAAGTTTCGTAACAAGCACTATTGCTCGCTACATTTACTACTATACGCTCTTTTAGAAAAAGGTCAACCGAAATCTGCAGAAATATTGAAAAAAGATTTCTTTTAGAATCAACAGGTTACGCAACCTGAACTAGATACTGTAAGTTGTTGATTTAGGGGGCTTTTTTGTATATTTGTTCACGGGAGGTGGGTTTGTCAACCACTTTTTTACTATAAATATTACCTATGACCCCATTTGAAATTCGTTTGGAACTATTAAAACTTGCGCTGGCCA